AGGAGTAATAAATGACATCATATAACAAAGGATATTATGAACAAAACAAACAAAAGATAGCTGATTATAACAAAGCTAGGAGGGAAAATAATCCTGAGATCATTGCCAAAGAGAAAGAATCTTATCAATCTAAGGCAGAAGACTACAAGCTAAGGAGTAAAATTCAGCATTTAAAGGGTAAAATGGCTTGGGATATACTCTCAAAGAAGAAACAACAGGGTATTTTAACAGAAATATCAAAGAAACTAGGAGTAGAAATAAAATAGGTTGACAAAGATATATTTTGTTGGTAAATTATTAGACATGGATAGATAGGTAACAGCATACAAATTAATTGTATTGGTCAGTATGCAGACACTTTACAAACCTATCTATCCTTAATAAATTGCCTAGTGATAGGTAATGGGGATAGATAGGGAGCAATGGTGTAGGTATACCGACTGCGACTAAGGCTATGCAAACAGAAGCAGACCAAGCATACACCTATCTATCCTTAATAAATTGACATTGGAGATATAAATAATGAGTGAACTAATAATACATGAAAAGAAAATATCAGATAAACATAATGACTCTTACCATTATGGAATAAATAATGACATGAATTTAATAGCCGAGTTTGGAAATTATTATGTCTATGTATCAGGCGAGAGAAAATATTATGACAGTAATGGAGATGTAGCCAATATAAAAAATGATGATGATATTAAGAATACAATATGCGAGTCAAATAATTGGTTTAATATTGGCACACAGAAAGATATACAGAATGGTAATAGTGATATAGAACACACTTATGATGAAGCGATAGAAACACTAAGTAAGTTAACAAGGAGATATAAATGAAAATAACATTTGAACAAAAATGCGAATTATCATCACAGTTTTATTTTAATATCGTTCATTCGCTAGGCATAGAAGATGAATGTATAAGACAAATAGATAATGGCACAGAAAATACTGAAAAAGGTAGAAATCTATATTATGCAATAGAAGATTTTTTAGAAAACACATTTGATGAAATAAATTAACAAGTAGATATATTATGGGATATAGTAATTATTGGAAACAAAAAAAATCTTTTAGTAATCCCGAATGGAAAGAAATAAAAGATGAATACGATTACATTAAAGAAGTATGCAATTCTATCATAGATGACCAAACAAAAGATGATGATGAAATTGTATTCAATGGCAAAGGTGATGAAATGTGCGAAACTTTTGTTTTATTGAAAAATGCTAGAACAGTTGCAGATTATGAGGGGCAAGATATATCCTTTAATTTCTGCAAAACTAGGCAATTTCAATATGATATCGCAGTATGGCACTTATTAACATTTATTAAACAATATGGAATTGAAATTTCTAGGGATAGATAAACAAAGAAATAAATTGACATTGGAGATATAAATGAGTAGAAAATATACATATGAAGTAAGTGAATCATCTGTTGATGTAAGATCATGGACTATTGAAAGTGATATACAGCTAACAGAAGAAGAAGTTTCAGACATCTATCAAGACTCACAGATAGAAGATGAGGGTAAAGAGTATCAATATTCAGATGGCATTATGGTTACTTATGAGGGAACAGAATATGGAGATGATGCACAACCATTGTTTGAGGGAGATTTTAAAGATGAGTAAAGGATCTAAAAGTCGCATACAAGACCAAGCCAAATTCAATAAAGGCTTTGATAAAATATTCAATAAAGAGCCAGATATACCAGAATTAAATGTAGAATGGCAGTGTTATACCAATGCAATCAATAATATTAGGCACTCTTATAATTTAGATTCAAAAGTCTTCACAGAAAATGACCGAGAGAGATTCGCCAAAGCTCACAAAAAAAAGTACAATATTTAATTTTCCTCGTAGATCACAAGGAAGTGATCCATTCAATCTCAGTCGTTCATTCATTCAATCCAAGTAGCCAATTCAAGCCATAACTAGCCAATTCAATCAAAGATGTAGCCAATTTAATTAAATCTTAGCTGAAATTCTAATATTAAGCATATTTCAGGATAAAGTAAAAGAACATATTATATAAAAATATTTCTTTACAAAGTAGCTTAGATCATTCAAAATTAAGATAACTAATAAAGAGGATATAAAAAAATGATTGAATATATAAAGATATCAAATGGTACCGGTAAAATGCAGGATATCAAAAGCATTAATACCAATACCATAACAAATGATTATTGTATGAAAAAATGCAGTTTTAAAGGTAAATGTTATAGTAAAAATCATATAAAAAGATTCCCAAATAATACTAGTGCATGGCAGTTAAACTCGGATAAATTAAGCCAATCAATAATAGATTATGATTTACTTCCTAAGTTTTATAATACTAATTTTGTTAGATTCCATAGTCATGGAGAATTAATCAATGATATTCATTTGATTAACTTTATGAATATATGCAATAAAAATGAAGATGTTACGTTCACACTTTGGACTAAAAGAAATGATCTAATTAAAAGATATTTTAAAGAACATAAAAAACCTAAAAATCTAATATTAATCTTTAGTAATTCTAAATTTGATAAACCTATGGATAAGATACCATTACATTTTGACAAGACATTTAATGTTATTAACAAAGATAGCAATATCAAGGCAAATTGTAGTGGTAAATGTAAAGATTGCATGATCTGTTACACGATAGGAAGTAAAGAAACGCAAATAATAGAGGTGATAAAATGACAATTAGAAGTAAACATAATAACTTATTAAACTATTTTATATATAATGATAAAGACTTATCAAAAGAATATGTTAAAAAATGTAAGCATTTTCTAGAAAATCAATTAAATAATAATAAACCAAAAACAAAAGAATTTGATCCGGATCAATACAAAAGCGATAAATTGACTCTAGATCATTTAAACAAAAAACATTTAAATGAGGGAAAAAAATGAAAAACTTTTTAATAAATTGTGTAATAAGTGATATAGAAACAGAAACATTATGCGATTTTAATACTTTGTATGAAGATGATAGTTTTAAAGAATTGGCTAAAAAACTATGCAGAAATATCAATGACAAGAATTATTCTGATATATCTAAAAAACTATCAGAATATGCAAATAATAACTTAATTTAATAATCAGGAGTGTAAAAAAATGAAAAAACAAAATAAAATAAAAACTAAGATCCAATTTGGTGGTTTTTATGAATCTATACATTCAGATTCGATAGATTATAAAATTGATAGTTATTATGAAGATGGAAATTATCCAGAATATCATTATGATAATATCGACTATAAAAAAACTAATGATTCATATATAGAAGATTATTGTAGTAAATTTGAAAGTTATATTTTGAATGAATATAAATTAAATATTGATTTTGAAAATATAGGCTCAAATTCACCTAAATTCTATAATTATTCTACTGATACTATCCATTGTGATGTAGATAAAAAACAAGTTCAAAAACTTATCAATTATTTTAACAAATATTCTAAATTTTTAGACTATTTAAAAAATGAAACTAGATATATGAGTTTCTATACATACGATCAAGGCATTAATAATAAAGATAATATATTAATAGAGTATATATTAGAATTTTTAGCTAATCAATTTAATGAAACTTTTGCATATGGTGAAATAGAATTTGATATATGCTTAATAAAAGAAGATTTTAAACATCAAATAACCATGTACAAGAGAGGATAAAAGACAATGAAAAAACAAGACAATAAAAAGACCGGACATCACAAAACAAAGTGGACTAAAGACTTTATGAATAATCTTAATAAGTTTATGAATAAAGAAGTTAAGAAGATAAAAAGTAAATAACCATATAACCATAAGAGCCGTTGGAATTTCTAACGGCTTTTTTAATGCCTAAAATATCAAGGTACAATCATAAGCGACTACTAATAAAATGCTCAAAATCGAGCTGTTACGAGCTAAAAAAACTGATATATCCTATCAAATTGGCTAAAAACACTATTAATTCTCTAATGCTACTAAATTACAGATAAAAAAAAGCCCCTAGAAAATTCTAAGGGCTTTAATATATATAATGATCTATTTAACAGTTTTCTATATTTACAATATCATCTAATGAACATGAATAATCAGATATACATTCATTAACATTGTGATATGGTTGAAAATCAATACAACCTATACATTCACGATCTTTATATATATTAATACAAGTATCATCATCTATAGATTGTGCAATTTTCAATATATCTGTATTTGTTGTTATAGGGTATAGATCAGTATCAGTACATGATAAAGAATACTTATAGCCTTTATTGATAAACTCTTTTAATATCTTTTGTACTTTTTTAGTAGATTGATTGGCATTTAAAGAATACTTATCATATCCATAAAAACCACTTTCTTTATCCCAAAATTCATATTGATTCATAATATATTCACCTTTATTTATTAATTAACTTCATCATATAAAAATATATCTATGTTATCAAGTAAATATCCATAAATATTATTTAAGATTCTACCAGAATAGCCACCTCTATAAATCATTGATTATTATATATTATTACTTAAATTGTATATAAAATGTACAATATAGAATGGCTTAAACACTAGGGTTTTATTTTTACATGTCCAAGAACAAAATAATGCTAAATATGAGATCGAATCGCCATTTAAAAACTCTAATGCCTTTATCTGCTATACATACATATACAATATATAAGTATATATATAGCTATTACAGTAGTTAGACTTATAAGGGTATTCTTATATAGGTAGATTATGGTATTGAGAATAAACTATTATAGTCACTAACTACTCTCCCTAAATAAAAACAAGATACTATATGAGCCACTAACAGAAATAATATACTTACCTACTACTAAAAGATAACGGCTCATAACAAGTCTATTAGTAATTGATAAGAAAATAAGAATATTAATGAATGATGATGCGTAAATAAAATAGAATCACACGCGACAACCCCCGTGCACACGCGTGATTATATATATAGTTCCATTCCTATACTGGAGGGTAATATCAATACTAATAAAATATATTAATACATACACACCATGTTGTGTTGTAAATAAATAAAAACACAAGATGTGGCGATTTGATTTGCAATATTAAAAAAAATCTATAGTATTAGAGGTGGAGTATTATGTCTAGAGAAAGAGCACAACAAATCCTAAAGGAGCTAAACAAGCGACAAGAGGAGAATAGATTAAACTACTACCAACCCTACGAGTTCCAAAAAAGATTCCATAAAGCAGGTAAGGATTGCTCACAGAGGTTGTTAATGGCAGCAAATAGGGTAGGCAAGTCCTATGTGGGAGCTATGGAGATGGCGATCCATTTAACTGGACTGTATCCAAGATGGTGGAAAGGTAAGAAGTTCGATAAGCCCATTAAAGCTTGGGTGTGTGGAGCTTCTAATGAAACCACTAGAGATATCTGTCAAAAGGAGTTATTTGGGCAACCTGATAACCCTAGAGATAAGGGTAAAGGCTCAATCCCTAAACACCTTATAGGGGAAACCACTAGAAAACCTGGTGTACCTAATGCTCATTCATCAGTTATGGTTAAACATAAATCAGGAGGTTGGTCTAGGGTAGCCTTTAAAGCCTACGAACAAGGTAGTGAAAAATTTATGGGAGAGAGTTTAGACCTTATTTGGCTCGATGAAGAACCACCTCAAGATATCTACTCACAATGTATTACCAGGACACTAGACAGACAAGGACAGGTCTATATGACCTTTACCCCTGAATCAGGTATGACTGAGGTAGTACAAAGTTTTACCTCGAATTTAAGACCAGGACAGTCTTTATTGACAGCAGGTTGGGAAGATGCAGAACACCTAACTGATGATATGAAAGAACAGATTTTACAAGCCTTACCAGCTCATGAAAGGGAGATGAGGTCAAAAGGCATACCGATGATAGGATCAGGGCTAGTCTTTCCAATAGATGAGGATAATCTAGCTATAGAACCTTTTACCATACCCCCTCATTTTGCAAGGATTGCAGCGATAGATTTTGGATATGACCACCCTACTGCCGTAGTATGGTTAGCGTGGGATAGAGATAAGGATATTGTTTATGTTTACGATTGTTATCGTATGAGCAAACAAATACCTAGCTATCACGCATCACATATCAATGAACGGGAAGGTAGCGACTATATCCCTATAGTATGGCCACATGATGGCTACCAACACGATAAAGGCTCAGGTGTCACTCTCGCCGAGCAATATCGTGATAATTATGTCAATATGCTACCTTTCCACTTTGAAAACCCACCAGCGATTGGTGAGAAAAAAGGTGGTAATTCGGTTGAAGCAGGTCTTATGGAAATGCTAGATCGTATGGAACATGGCAGATTTAAAGTATTTAATACCCTCTATGACTGGTTTGAGGAGTATCGTATGTATCATCGTAAAGATGGCAAACTGGTCAAACTTAAAGATGACTTAATGTCGGCTACAAGATACGCTGCCATGAGTCTAAGACATTCAACAACACAAGGATCACGATGGGATAGAAAGGGTAGATTAGGCCCTGATGTAGCTGTCGTATAGGAGAACATTATGGCAGACAGAAGCTATCATGATAATATAAGAAAAATATATCGTGATAAAGGATATAAACCAGGAGATAGGTTCGACAAAAAAGTAATTACAGATGGGTCTATGAAATATAATCAATACACAGAAATTGATGCAACAGGCCTTCCTTTTTCTGTAAATAAACCAATTTTTGAAGATAAAAAATCAAATGGTACAACTAAAGCACAAGAATTTAAAAACAGGTACGGAAAATAAATGGCTAAAAAAATGACCGATGATGAATTAGCATCGAAACTGAGTAATGAGATAGAGTCTGCTTCAGGCGACTTTAATACTGAGCTTTCAGATCAAAGAGAAGATGCTATGAAGTATTATCTCGGAGAACCTTTTGGTAATGAGATAGAAGGTCGTTCTGAAATCGTTACAACCGATGTAAGAGATACGATTGAGTATATTATGCCAAGCCTTATGCGTATATTTACAACGCACAACAATGTAGCAGAATTTGATCCACAAGGCCCTGAAGATGTCGAAATGGCACAACAAGCTACCGACTATGTCAACTATGTCTTTAACAAGCAAAATAACGGCTTTAAGGTCTTGTACGATGCCTTTAAAGATGCGTTAATAAGTAAGACAGGAGTCATTAAGCATTTTTGGGAAGAAAAAAAAGAGGTATCTCACGAAACATACGAGAACCTAACTGAGATTGAGTATCAATCAATCCTAGCAAATGATGATCTTGAAGTCGTAGAACATACAGAAACAGTTATACAAAAACAACAAGTCGATGATTTTGGTACTTTAATATCTCCAGCTATTGTTGAACACGATGTTAAAGTAAAAAGAACTAAAGTAGATGGACAAGTCAAGGTAGTAGCTGTACCACCTGAAGAATTTTTAATATCAAGAAGGGCAACTTCAGTAGAAGATGCTAGTTTTGTCTGTCATAGAGTCAAAAAGTCAGTATCGGATCTAATTTTAGAAGGCTATCCTAAGTCAATAGTTGAAGAATTACCTAGTTATACACAGTCAAATGCTGAGTTAAACGAGGAAAGAATAGCAAGATTTAGCTTTGATGATGATTCATTACCAGCAGATGAGGGTAGTGGGCCATCAAGAAAAGTTTGGTTAGAAGAATGTTATATACATCTTGACTACGATGGCGATGGTATAGCAGAACTTAGAAAAATTACTAAAGGTGGTAATATAATATTGGATAATGAGGAGATTGATTCAATACCTTTCTCAACTATTTGTCCATTACCAATACCACATAAGTTTCATGGCATGAGTATTGCTGATACAGTCCAAGACATACAGTTAATTAAATCTACTATCATGAGAAATCTTCTTGATAACATGTATTTAACTAACAATGCTAGATATGCAGTATTAGCAGGTCAAGTTGAGCTAGATGATTTATTATCCTCTAAGCCAGGTGGGATCGTTAGAATGAGAGCACCAGGAGCTGTTACAGCTTTACCTACCCCACAAATACAACCTTATGCTTTCCAAATGGTACAATACCTAGATGGCATTAGAGAAGAAAGATCAGGTGTATCTAAGATGACACAAGGATTAAACCCTGATGTATTGACATCTCATGTAACTTCAGGAGCTATATCAGCAGCAACTGAGTCTGCTATGCAAAGAATTGAGTTAATTGCTCGTATATTTGCAGAAACAGGTATTAAAGATTTATTCAGAAACATCTACTCACTAGTACAAAGATACGAAGATAGACAAAAGATAGCTTATCTTAATGGTAAGTTTGTACCCATAGATGTATCTCGATGGAAAGAAAAACTAAATTGTACTGTCAATGTAGGTGTTGGGTCAGGTTCTCAGCAAAGTAAAACTCAGACTATGGGTTCTATTATGCAGATAATACAAGGTCTAATACAAAATGGTGGAATGGGATCATTGGTTACACCACAAAATATATACAATGCAGTAAGTGAATTTATAGCTCAATCAGGATATAAAAACTCAGATCAGTTTATATCTAACCCAGCTATGATGCCACCAAAACCACCACCTGAACCTACTTTAGAAGAAAAGGTTGAGCAAAGAAAAGCACAAGTTGAGTTACAAAAATTACAATTACAAGCTCAAGAGTTAGAGATAGATACGCAGTTAAAAGCACAAGAACTTAAATTAAAACAAGAAGAAGCAGCAATCAATCTTGCTCTCAAGCAACAAGAACTAGCAATTAAGAAATCACAACTTGACTTAAACGAACAAGAACTTGCACTAGAAGCTGTGCAAAATAGACCTGTTGGAATAGGCCCAAGCTAATGGCATACCCTAAATACTCAGGTCATGGAAGAATTGAGAGAAACAAACTAGTTTCTAAGAAGATTAAAATGTTAAGAAAAGAAGGTAAGCCACAGAAACAATCTGTAGCAATAGCTTTGAATACTTATCCTAAAAGAAAAAAGTTGCCACTAGCATGAAAGATTTAAACGAGTTAAATACAGAAATAGAACTTATTAAAAAAGATATCTATGATATTAAAAACAACCATTTATCTCATATTGAAAAAGATATGAGAGATGTAAAAATAGAAGTCTTTAGATTTAAGTATATAGCTTATGGAGCTATAGTTATTTTTGTATTAGCAACAGACAAATTCACAAACTTATTGAGGTTATTATAATGTACGGAATGAAAAAACCAAAGAAAGGCAAAAAGAAAAAAGGTAAATGTTAACTAAATTACAAAGAGCAACTCTTGCAAAACATAAAAAACATCATACTGCAAAGCATATGGCTTTTATGCGTAAGGAAATGAATAAGGGTAAAACCTTTACACAAGCACACACATTAGCAATGAAAAAGGTAGGAAAATGAAAAAAGTTAAAAATAAAAAAAAGTTTCCTGATTTAAACAAAGATGGAAAAGTAACTTATGCAGATATCTTAAAAGGTAGAGGTATTGAGAAAGGTGTTTTTAAAAGAGATAGAATGAATGGCAAAAAGTCGTAATATACCCACTAACCCTGCTTTATATTCAAGAGTAAAGTCAGCAGCTAAAAAAAAGTTTAAGGTTTATCCTTCTGCTTATGCTAATGCTTGGCTTGTAAGAGAATATAAAAAAAGAGGTGGAGGTTATAAGCGTGGCTAATGGTCTTACGAAATGGTTTAAAGAAAATTGGGTTGATATTGGAGCTCCTAAAAAAAAAGGAAAGTTTCAAAAATGTGGAAGATCCAAAGGTTCAGGACGAGCTTATCCCAAATGTGTTCCTGCTTCTAAAGCAGCAAGAATGACAAAAGCACAAAAACTATCTGCTGTTTCTCGTAAAAGAGCAAAAGCACAAGGAGTTGGTGGAAAACCAACAAATGTTTCAACCTTTAGAAAAAAGAAGAAGAAAACCATTGGCTAGATTAACAGATAAATCAGAACTTACAAATACAGAATTACAACAACTTATGTTGAAATATCGCATTTCAGTAAATGAGTTACACTTGAAAACATCAATCTCTAAGAATGATATTCATGGGTATCTCGCTGGGAGAAAAACTATAACCACTTATGTAGTGGATAGAATCAACCAAATAGGAGCAGACAATGGCAGATAAAGATAGTGCAATTAAAGAAGGACAAGATGCTGAGAGGTTATTAACAGACCCTCTTTTGATAAAATCTTATGAAGTTATCCAAAACGATATCTTTCAACAATGGATAAGAACTAATATAGAAGAATCTAGTAA